ATGAAGTTGATATTCTTATACACAATGGGACAGCGTGGACAGGTTATCAAAATGTTTCGTCTGATGCAAGAGGATTTAATTTAGGTAACACAGATCCAAATGGTCCACAAGTGTCAGCAACTGAGCCAACTACACAGTCAGATGGCACAGCACTTGTAGACGGTGACCTTTGGTTAGATTCATCTGATTTAGAAAATTATCCAAAACTTTACAGATATGATTCTTCACAAGATGATGGTCAAGAGTTTGTGCTTATAGATAACACTGATCAATCAGGACAAGACGGAATTTTGTTTGCAGACTTTAGATTACATTCAGATGGAACTAAAGATGTAATCACAGAAGAAACTTTAATCACTGACTTACTAACATCAACTTACACTGATCTTGATGCCCCTGAAGCGGCACTTTATCCAAAAGGAATGTTAGGATTTAACCTAAGAAGATCAGGTTATAATGTGAAGAAATTTAGAAATGAATACTTTTCAAGAGCCAATTTTGCTAGTGCAGTAACTTATCCTACACTACCAACAGAAAAAGATGCATGGGTAAGTGAATCACCACTTAAAGCAGATGGTTCTCCTTTCATGGGTAGAAAAGCACAAAGAAATGTTATTGTTCAACAAATGAAATCAACAGTTGCTTCAACCACTGCATTAAGAGAAGAACAAAGAGAATTTAATTTACTGGCAGCTCCTGGATATCCAGAACTTATCAGTGATTTAGAAACACTTAACGCAGACAGAAAAGACACAGGGTTTGTGGTTGGTGATACACCATTTAGATTGCCGGCTACATCAACAGATGTAACTAATTGGGCAAACAATACAGCAGGCGCGGCAGACAACGGCGAAGATGGATTACTATCCACAGATAGTCAAACAGGTGTTTATTATCCTTCAGGATTAACAACTTCATTGACTGGAAAATCAGTTGTAGTACCACCGTCACACATGATGTTGAGAACGATTGCATTCAATGACCAAGTGGCGTTTCCATGGTTTGCACCAGCTGGTGTAAGAAGAGGTAAAGTAGATAATGCATCATCTGTAGGTAGTATAAATGCAGAAGGTGAATTTGAAACTACTAACGTATCAAGTGGACTAAGAGATTCATTATACAGTGTAAATGTTAATCCAATATCATTTGTAACTGGTGCAGGACTTACTGTGTTTGGTCAAAAAACAAGACAACTTACACAGTCAGCACTTGACAGGGTCAACGTTGCTAGACTAGTTGCATTTGTGAGATTGAACTTAGATAAAATTGCTAGACCATTTATATTTGAGCCGAACGACACACTTACTAGAAATGAAATCAAACAGTCAGTTGAGTCATTCTTGCTAGAATTAACTTCACAAAGAGCATTGTTTGACTTTGCAGTTGTGTGTGATGAAACTAACAATACTCCTGGAAGAATTGATAGAAATGAACTGTACGTTGATGTGGCAATTGAACCAGTCAAAGCAGTTGAATTTATCTTCATTCCAGTAAGATTGAAAAACACAGGAGAAATTGGAGCCCTTTAAAGGCATAACAAAGAGATTACTATAGAGCATAGTAAATACAATTAGGAGAAACAAATGGCAATATCAACACTTTCAAAATTTACAGTACCACTAGCTAGTGATCAGTCAGCAAGTTCACAAGGCTTGCTAATGCCAAAATTACAGTATCGCTTTAGGGTGATACTTGAAGGTTTTGGAGTATCAACTCCTAGATCGGAACTTACAAAACAAGTTGTTGATGTTACAAGACCAAACATTACTTTTGACCAAATCACACTTGATGCTTATAACTCTAGAGTGTACATGGCTGGTAAACACACTTGGGATCCTATTACACTTAATGTAAGAGATGATGTAAACAACGAAGTTACAAAACTAGTTGGCGAACAATTACAGAAACAATTCGATTTCTTCGAACAATCATCTGCGGCATCTGGAATTGATTACAAATTCACAGGTAGAATTGAAATGCTAGACGGTGGCAACGGTGCCGATACAGCAAACATTTTAGAAACTTATGAACTATATGGTTGTTACTTAGACAACGTACAATATGGTACATTAGCTTATGCTACTTCAGACCCAGTACAAATCACAATGTCAATAAGATATGACAATGCTGTCCAAACACCAAGAGGCACAGGCATTGGCTCAGACGTTGCGAGAACACTAGGTACTGCGGTTACAGGTGGTGGATTATAATCCACCCACTTTTTAGTTCAATAAATATCTTATATGAACTTTAGGAATAACTTTCTAGACCAATTAGTCAATGGTGATACCATGAAAGACTACAAACATGCGGCTCGTTTGTATCTGGATGAAGCGTTCAGATTATCCCCAAAGAATAAATTTTTATACCACGTGGTGTTTGGAATTAATTCGGCTGCCGCAGGCAACATACTGAATCCGTCCAAGGGTGAGCAGATAGAACTAGGAATGTTAGTTAAATCTATCGATCTGCCACAATATACTTTTAATGTTGAAATGAAAAATCAGTACAACTTTAAAAATTATGTACAGACTGGAGTAACATACAATCCAGTACAAGTAACTTTGCATGATGACATGGGCGATGTAGCTGCCGCATTCTTTAAATCTTATTACCAACATTATATGACAGATACAAATCACCAAGATGTTGACTATAACAGGATAAAATTTGACAATTTCAAATATCAAAATCCAAGTTATTCCAAATGGGGAATGGATACCGGTAACGATGAAAGATTTTTTAATTCTATTTCAGTATTTCAATTGCATAGACAAAGATTTACAGAATACAAATTGCTGAATCCAATTATTAATGATTACAGCAATGGAACTTTGGACCAAACTGATGGTGGCGGTGTATCTGAACACAATTTTTCTATTTCTTATTCTGGAGTAATTATAAATGCAGGAGCTGTAAGAAAAGACAACCCGCAAGGATTTGCAACATTACATTATGACAACACGCCATCTCCTATTTCTCCACTAGGCGGAGGCACAGACAGTATCTTTGGAGTAGGTGGTGTATTAGCAGGAATATCAACTGCATTTGGATTAGCAGGCTCTGGAAATTTTTTAGGTGCAATACTACAAGGAGCAAATGTATACCAAACAATAAAACGTGGAAAAGCAACTAGAGGAATAAAAGATGAATTGTACGGTCTTGCCGGAGATTTTTTGAGTGGTGCAATGAACAATTTAGGAGCTACTAGCAGACCAGGAGTAAATTTTCCAAAAGATACAAGAAGAAGAAGGAGAGAAGCATTGCCTATTGATTCACAATTGAACAATATCATAGCAACTTCGCAAAAAAATTCTGTAAGTAGTGGTGATATAAATTTAACTGCATCACAAACAAAAAATTATTTAAGTTTAGATAGCAATGCCAAAGAAAAATTTGCTAAATTTGAAAGTTTCAGGAGAGCCAACAACATTGGTATCAACAGTGTGGACACAGAATGGAATAAACTGACACAATCTGAAAAGAATACATATTTAAATAATGCTCCTGAAGATGCTAGACTGTTATCGAAACAACAAAAATTTATCTATTCAGTAGACAAGCAAAAATATAATTCAGTTGTAGCACAACAAGGCAATAGCACTGTGGTAGAAGATAATACTACAACAAGTAAAACTGTTGAACAATCAGTAAGCACAATATCTACAACAAAGTCAACACCATCTAGTGGTGGAGGATATTATTAATGAGTTATAGGTCAGCAAATACATCAAATTCGCCAGAAGCAGTTGCAAAAAGTTTATCAAACGTTGGTATAACATCTGCTACAGGTGATCAAGCTACTGTGCAATTTTTATCAGGTCTAGGTGATGCTCCAGTTGAATTGAATGCAGGTGAATATGATGCCTGCATTGCTTTCTTTACTAATAAAGATTATGATAGAACTGCGGCTGAGTCAATTGCATATGTTTTAGTGCGTCAAGCAAAAATAGATGATGTTTCTGTCATGAAAATTTTAGACACTCTAGAAGCCAATTCTACTAATCCAGTGACATTAAACAATCTAGTTGGTGAGATACTAAATTTAAATAGATTTAAAACTTCCATACTAGGTTTTAAAAGTTCTTCCACGCAAAATCCTGTGGCAATCAGAAACATAAAGGCATAATGCATGAGTCGTTGGGCCAGAGGACCATATCAACCTAAGTACCCAGACAAGTACATAGGCAAAAAAACACCAACTTACAGATCATCGTGGGAATGGGCATTTATGAATTTCTGTGATAACAATCCAGCGGTGATTAGTTGGGCATCAGAATCAATTAAGATCCCTTATAGACATCCATTAACAGGAAAGTCTACAATATATGTGCCGGATTTTTTTATTGTATACAATGGAAAAAACAAAAAAAAGACAGCAGAGTTAATAGAAGTAAAACCAAATAATCAAGCCAAACTAGAAAATTTAGGTAAAAATATAGGAAATCAAGCGGCGTATATTGTCAACAAAGCAAAATGGGAAGCCGCAGGTAAATGGTGCAAACGTCAAGGAATTCGTTTCCGTGTGATCACCGAAAGCGATATATTTAAATAAGACGATGACAAAGAAATTAGAAGAAATATTCGACCTCGAAGATTCAAGTAATCAAAAGCAAATGATAGAAGAGTTGGAAAAGGAGCAAGTTCAAAAAGATAATCTGGAAGCAGACAATCTTATTAATCAAAAATTTGCAGTAGATAAGATAGATGCCGCTTTACCACAGGTAGGTGGCCTTGAGGACGATAAAGAAATAGATGAATATGCTCAAAAATCCTTTCAAGCATATCAAGATCTTATGGATTTGGGTATGAATATCGAACCGCGCCTAGCTGGACGGATAATGGAAGTAGCCGCGTCAATGATGGGCAACGCCATCACAGCAAAAAACTCTAAAATAGACAAAAAACTGAAAATGATTGAACTACAACTTAAAAAAGAGAAGTTAGATCAAGGAAAACCTGAAGAAGAAGTTGTATCAGGCACTGGATCAGTGGTTGCTGACAGGAATGAGCTGATAAAACAAATTCTAGCGAACAAACCCGATGAGGTTGATAAAGATAAATAATTTATATGAAAACATTCAAAGAGTATCTTGCCGAAAACACTAAAACTTATTCAGTTAGAGTTAAAATAGCAGGCGAAGTTCCAGAAAATTTTGATAAAAGATTCAAAGACTACATGACAAAATATGAAACTATTGAATTCAAAAAAATAGGCACTACTCCGGTTCAAGAACATCCACATGAATTTCCAAGAATTAAGAATCAAGAAGTAACAATATACGACATTGAAGCATCTTATCCTATGTCTTTCCAGCAATTAGAATCAACACTGGCAGATGAGTTTGGTATATCTTTACATAATCTAAAAGTGAAACATCCTAATGACCCTACTGAAGAAATGCAGGATGATGAAGCAGTATATGAACCAAAACTTCAAGACAGCGAATATAAAGACTCACCAAAAGCTGATACACCATTATCAGGAGACGAGTATAATATGACTTTGTTTAAAGAACTAATGAAGACTCGTTCAGAACAGTCTGCTACACAAGATGCAGGAAAATTAGTAAGCATGGGCGAAGAAGATACACAAGCAGTGATGTCGGGTGATGCGGAAGTACCAAAAATGCACGGTGATGCAAAATATTCAGCAAGTTCACTTCCAAAGAAGTAATAATAATCCACAGTAAATATATGTATGGCACAAAGTTTACAAGGTAACCTCACCAAAAAAGCACACAGTAAACAGAAGTTCACTGAGGCAAACATACTTGAATTAAACAAGTGTATAGATCCTAAGACAGGTCCTTTATATTTCCTACAAAACTACTGCATGATACAACATCCTACTAAAGGGTCTATGAAATTTGACATGTTCGATTATCAAAAAGGACTTGTTGACACTTATCACTCTAATAGATTTGCTATTGCTATGTTGCCTAGACAAACAGGCAAGACAACTTGTGCGGCCGCCTATCTAATTTGGTATGCTATGTTTGTGCCTGACTCACAAATACTCATAGCGGCACACAAATTCACCGGGGCACAGGATATTATGAACAGGGTAAGATTTACATATGAAAATTTACCTGATTTTTTACGTGCTGGAGCATATTCTTACAATAGAAACACACTTGAGTTTGATAATGGATCGAGAATCAAAGCAACCACAACTACTGAAAACACTGGTAGGGGTATGTCACTGTCTTTAATATATTGTGATGAGTTTGCATTTGTTCAGCCGCCATTAAAAGCAAAAGAATTCTGGACTTCATTAGCACCAACACTAGCAACAGGCGGTAAATGTATTATTACCTCTACACCCAACTCAGATGAAGATCAATTTGCTCTTATATGGAAAGAAGCCAACAAGA